GACCAGCACAGTGCCGAGCACAACCCAGGCGATGCCGAGCACGGAACTGGCCCGGCTGAATCCCCCTTCCTGAATCCCTCTTCCTTGATTCCTGAATCCCCTATCCCTCAACCCGCAGCCTCGTGCGGGAATAGTGCATTTGAAAAATTCTGGACAGCGTACCCGAAAAAGAAATCAAAAGGTCAGGCTGAAAAGGCATGGCTGAAAATAAAACCCGACGAGCAACTCTTAGCGCGGATGTGCGCCACAATAGAGCGGGCCAAGAAATCGGAGGACTGGCGGAAGGAGCAGGGAAAATATATCCCTCACCCAGCAACATGGCTGAACGCTAAAGGCTGGGAGGATGAGGAGATTGAAGCTCACCCACTCACTGGAATTGTATCAGAAAAAACCATCAACACCGTTGCCATGCTTGAAAATTGGAGGCCGCCGAGTGAAGGATGAAATTAAATTCAAGGAATATCTGGCGACGCTATGTGAGATCCATGACCGCACAATGTCGAAAATGCTGACGGATCTATATTGGAAAGTGTTGGAACCATTCAATAATGAGGATTGTGAAAACGCCTTCAGGGAAATTATTTACACAGGAAGGTTCTTTCCAAAACCTGCCGATTTTACGGAATTATTACACGGAAACAAAAAGAATCAAGCCACCCTGGCATGGCTTCAGGTCCTGGAAACCGTCAAGCGTGTTGGCGATTACCGAAGTGTGAAATTTTCCAATCCAGTGATTCATAGCGTGATTGAGTCGATGGGGGGATGGGTACGCCTGGCTGGCGATATGCAAGCCGCCGAAGAGAAGTGGAAACAGAAAGAATTTGAACGCTTATATGAGGTGATTTCACAGAACCCGCGCGGAAAACACCCTGAATATTTGGCCGGAAAGTGCGAAATTGCCAATGGTGCGAATGGTTATGCGGTAAAACCAGATATAATCATGATAGGGTTTGATAGGTTGCGGCTTGTTGGGTAAGAAAAATCCTACCAAGAGGTCGAGATGAGCGCAAAAACCGATTGTTACCGCCTGATCCAATAGATCGCCCTGGCGCAGGACCCCGACTGCATCGCCTGTGGGCAGCCGTCAGAAGTGGGCCATCACCTGTTTAAGCGCGATCGCCTCGCCACAGCGTTCCATCCCGAGTGTGTGCGGGGCCTTTGTAATCGTTGTCATGGAATCACCCATGCCGAACCAGCATGGTTCATGAAAATCATGTTTGGTCTCATTAGTGAGCGCCGATATTCTGAACTGGCACGGCTGTCATGGTCGGTTGTGCCGGCAATGGACTACGGGGCCGCCCGCGCGGATCTGAGGGGGATGCTGGACGGTTTCAAGAAAGCCGTGAATTTTTAGGAGGACGTCATGGGGCACAGCCTGGTAGGAAAACGAGAGATCTGTAAATACGTGAGGCGGTCATGGACGACGGTTTTGGACTGGGTAAAGACAAGCGGATTCCCTGCCGCGAAAATCGGAGGCGTCTGGGAATCCGACACATCCCTGGTGGATGACTGGAAACGCACGAAAATAAAACCCTGTCAAGAGGTAAAGAACATATAAAATACGTATCTCAGCGGGTCCCAGCCGGTCAGATATGAATGGCCGCAAAAGTAGGGGGTATAATCGAGGGCATGAAAAATGGGAAAAATAAGAAGAAGCACCCAAAAGAGCAAACCGCAAAGCGCGGGAGAGGCCGGCCCCGCACGATTCCACGAGAAGAGATAATTAAGAAAATATGCGAAATAATCGCTAATTCCAGCAAAGGGCTTAGGGCGGCGATAAAGCAAGTAAACCAAGAACTTAACTTAAAAATAGACCCGACATACCTGTACCGGTGGATAAACGAAGATCTTGCATTATGCCAATTATACGCGCGCGCGAGGGAGGACCAGGCAGATGTATTATTTGATGAGGCTATTGAAATATCTGATGATTCCTCCGAGGACGATATATTTATTGAGGCTGACACAAAAGAGGGAAAATCAGCCAAAAGGGTAGCAAATAACGAATTTATCCAAAGATCCAAACTCCGCGTAGATACTCGCAAATGGGCTGCTTCAAAACTCAAACCGAAAAAATACGGCGACAAATTAGACATAAATCCAACCGGGCCTATCGAAGTGAGGCTCACGGTTGTCTATGAGGATAAGGCGGTATGATCCAGGAAGCGACCATACGGCTGCCCAGGCCGCACCCCAAGCAGCTCGCATTCATCGTCAGCCCTGCCAAACGGAAGGTCGTTCGGGCCGGGCGTCGGGGAGGCAAGACTGTAGGGGTTGGAATCTATGCTGTGGAAAGGTTTCTCGCCGGCCACCGGGTGCTATACGCTGCCCCCACCTCGGAGCAGATTTCACGGTTCTGGGCGACCGTGAGCCGCGCCCTGGCTGAGCCGATAGACGGGAAGGTGTTCTACAAAAACGAGACGGAACACATCATTGAGGTCAAGGGAACCGAACAGAGAATCAGGGCGAAGACCGCGTGGAACGCCGATTCATTGCGGGGTGACTATTGTGATGAATTAATCCTCGATGAATTTCAGTTGATGAACGAGGATGCCTGGGGACTGGTTGGGGCTCCAATGCTCCTCGACAACGACGGAAACGCAACATTCATTTACACCCCACCGTCTCTGCATTCCCGGTCAACATCAAAAGCAAACGATCCCCAACACGCGGCGAAACTGTTCAAGAAGGCCAAGGAACTATCAAAGACCCAACCCGAGCGGTGGGCTACATTTCATTTTTCCTCGATGGACAACCCACATATCAGCCGCGAAGCCCTCGACGAGATCACCGGCGACATGACCGCGCTGGCCTACCGGATGGAAATTCTGGCCGAAGACATCGACGAGGCCCCCGGCGCCCTCTGGACCCGGAAGACGCTGGACGACAGCCGCGCCCTGTCTGCGCCCGAACTGAGCAAGATCGTGGTGGCGGTCGACCCATCCGTTTCAACCTCCGGGGATGCTGCCGGGATCATCGTCGCGGGACTCGCCGGCAGTCACGGATACATCCTGGAGGATTGCACGGTGCAGGGATCGCCACTGACGTGGGCGATGGCTGCCGTCGCTGCCTACCACAAACATCAGGCTAATCTGATTGTCGCTGAGAAGAATCAGGGTGGGGAAATGGTGTCTCTCACCATCGCCCAGGCCGACAAGGATGTCCCGGTCAAGCTGGTCCACGCCTCGCGCGGGAAAGTTGTCCGGGCTGAGCCTGTGGCCGCGAAATACGAGAAGGGTATGGTGCACCATGTTGGATCGTTCCCGCTCCTTGAGGATGAAATGTGCCTCTATCTCCCCGGAGATCCGAGCCCTAACCGCCTGGACGCCTGCGTGTACGCGATAACCGAGTTGATTGGTGAATCGTTTTTCAGCGAGAGCAGCATGAAGGATTACCCGGATGACTAAAATCAAGAAAATCCAGCACCCCCACGCTTGGGAACTCCTCCAGGCCCGCATCGACGAGGCCATTGTCACTGGCCAGCCGATGATCGAAAGGCCGTTCTGGTTTGAAAGCACAGTCACAGGCCAATGCTATTACGACGTCTATGGGGCGGTCGGCTATCCTACAGAGGTCTCCGACAAGGATGAGGGCATGCCCGGCTACCTCGCGGTCGTTGGCATCGTGAAGCCCAAAACAGAGGGGAAAAAGATCCAGGACGCCGTGTTTCAACTGCTGGCCGAGCGGGAATCGCGGGATGTCGAGACCCTATTGGACCACATGATCGAGCTCCGCGAGGAGTATGGATTCGGCATTCATCCGGGCCTCATGCAGTCATGGATCGGGGATTATGAGCGGTATGTCCTGACCATCGCGCTACGAAACGAGCGGTTGATGGCAGCCGGCGGCGAGAAGATGGCGATCCTGATCACACCGCCGAATGAGATTGGCAAGGCATACGCTTTCGACGAGTACCACAGAGCGCTGGCGTCGGCACTGAGGCCGGAAAAGCAGCGGTTTTTCTTTGGAGGTAATGACCTGCTGAAAAATAAGCTGATGGAGTTCAAGCGCAACAACCCGGCAGTGTTCGCAATCGGGGGGCTCGTGCACAGTCTGGTATCGCGGTGCATGTGGGCGGATACACAAGGCGATCAACACGTTTTCAACATCGAGGGGGAGGGGGAGATATGATTCATATTGTGATCGAGGGGATATTGGGAATCGCTGTTGCACTGCTGTTTTTTTGGCATTTCAGCCATCAGGCGGCGATACTGGAGGAGAAGGTGGATGAACTTGTGGATCAGGTTGCGATGCTGCGAAATTCTACCAAAAGAGGGTGGAGGTATTGGAGTTCGTTATGTGACCACTTAGGGATTGAATTTGTCGAGACCCCAGCCAAACTGGAGTTCGTTAAGAAGGGCGACCCCGAGCAGACAAAGGAGGCTGCCCATGTTTAACATCTGGCAAGTTCTGGCATTGATCGGCGGCGGGGTACTCCTGGCCGTACTCTGTGTCGTTGTGGGCGGTTGGTTGGTTTTCAAGTCGAAGATGGCTGGACCCGGAACGCCGTTCATCGGCAGACCACCCAAGGGTGAGGTTTTCACCATCCCCTCGGCGGAAGATGCAGAGGATTTTCCGGAGGAGACAGCCGAAAAGAGCGTGCTGGCGAGGACGGAGGCGTTTCTGGCGCGGCTCTCAGGAGGAAATAAATCATGAGCGGTCAAAAAATTCAATGCCCCAACTGCAAGCGGTCTGATTTCGTTACCACCGAGCGGTTCAACCCCAATGTCACACCCAATGGCAGTTTCGTGAGATGTACCCTGCCCTATCATATCGATTGGCTGACATCATCGACAACGCTGTGCAGCGAGATGACCTGCCCGGAATGCCTCTCGCAGTTGGCGCCGTCTGGGAGGCTGACGGTGATACCTGAACCGGTCCCGATAGCAGAAGCAATCCTTGCACCTTGCGGAGAACCACAAGAGGTCACTCCGATGGAAACCGGGACGCCCGCCTTCATCTGTAATATCTGCGGAAAGGCCTGTAAGAACCAGTTTGGACTGACGGGGCACACGAGAAGCCACAAGAAGGAGAAATAACATGGACCCCAAGTATAATTTTTCCAATATTCCCGCGAAAGGCGATCCGGATGTCGCGGAGTTCGCTCAGGCCTGCTTTGAGATCGCATGCGAGGAGAAGGACAGGCTCGGCAAGAATGCCGATTTCCTGGACAACTATGCGCTCTATCGCGGGAAATCTAACCGGCAGACGACCGGGAGGAAAGGCTATTCTCCCAAGAAACGCGGGGCGACCATAATAAACCTGTATTTTGCCAATGTGGAGCGCACCGTGTCGAACATCACGGCCCGAATACCCACGGGCGAAGTAGTGGATATGGATGGTCTGCATGATGACGCGGAGAACATCCTGTCGATGCAGCTCAAAAAGTGGTGGAAGGACACGAACCAGCAGGGGCTGACCAAGGATTCCGCAAAGGAGATGGAGATCTACGGGGTCGTTCCGGAGAAGCCATCCTGGGACAAGAAAGCCCGACAGCCCGCCATTGCCGTTGTTGATCCCTTCGCGTTTTTCCCATGCCCCGGCAACTGGGCCGCCGACGAGATTGCCACCAAATGCCCCTACATCTGCTTCGCCTACGTCGAGTTCGTGTCCGAGATGGAGAGCTTCTACAACGTCAAAGACATCGCCCCTGATGACGCCTACGACCTGATGGGCAGCGTCCGTGAAGAGTATAAATCCCAAAGCCACGCCAGCCAGTCGATCGGGAATTATGCCGATCCAATGTCGGTCAGGTCGAATAAAGGGCAAGCCGGCGACAAGAAGGTGCAGCGATGCCTGGTCGTGGAGTGCTGGATCAGAGACGGCAGCACGAAGACCGAGAAGAGCAGCAGCGTACCGGTTATGGTTGGGGAAGAAGGGAATGAGTTTCAAGCGACTGGGAGTGGCGGGAATCCGGTGTTCGTGGAAACCACCAAGACCGTCCCCGTCTACCGTGACGGCATCCGCAAGATCACGATCACCAAGACCAAGGACCCGGCAATCAAGAGCGGCGTGATGGTCCTGGATGACTGCGCGAACCCGAATATCAACCCGGAGGCACCAACGGAACAGATCATCAACACCTACCCCTGGGGGAGACTGCCCGTCTATTTTGCCAATTCCTACAAAGATGGCGTTTCGATTTGGGGATTCAGCGCAGCCGAGCAGGTGGGGGACCTCATCGTCAAGATCAACCAGATCATCACCAAACTGGTCGCCTACGTGATCAACGTAATGGCCCCGCCGTTGATCGTTCAGCAGCAGTGCGGCATCACCAGGGAGATGATCGAATCATCCATTGAGAAGGCAGGCAGGATGATCCTGATGCCCTCCACGCCGAACGCCCGGATCGAGTTCATGACGATCCCAAATCTCCCCGAGACGTTTTTCCGGGTGCTGGACCTGATTATTACCATGTTCGACCGGGTTTATCAGATCGAGGACGCCGACAGGGGAGTCGGGCCGACCGGAGTTATCGCAGCCAGCGCGATCGTGGCCCTCCAGGAGCGGAACCAGGTGCTGATGCAGACCAAGACTGCGAGCATCGACAGCCTCGTCGAGAATAGAAGTCGATGGTGTATAGGGTTGTGGCAGAATCACGGCACCAATGAAGAGTCCGTGGACGTGGCGGGTGAGGCGAAGCCGTTCGTCGGGGTCGCTCTGGCGGGACGGAAATTTAACTTTGTCGTGGAAAGCGGAAGCACGACGCCAAGGACCAGCCTCCAGTTCCGGGAAGACGCAAAGGAACTCTATAAGCTGAAAGCAATCGGGCAGCGGGGGCTCCTGGAGGCCTTGAATTGGCCGGGGTGGAAAGAGGAAATGGAGCGCACGGCAGAGTCCCAAACCGATCAGGCCTTGCAGATCCTCGTTGACGCTGGCCTACCCGAGCAGGACGCGATCAATATCAGGAATTTTGTCATGCAATCGTCGTTGCAGACCACGAATCAGGGGAAGGCCAAACCGGCGGCAACAACCGTGCCGCAATGAGCACAAAACTGAAAGGAGTATTATCATGAATCAGTCCAGTACGCCACAGAATCAGGCAATGAATGACGGCATGAGAGAGGCCCTGAACAAGAGTCGCAACGCGGATGCCATGAAAAAGGTCTCTGATATGATGATGAAAACCGCCAAAATGCTGGCAATGGGTCATATGGACCCTACCTACATGATGGAGACTATGGACATGATGCAGCAGATCATGCCGGGGAATACCGATCAGGCGGATCGGACAGTTCCCGCTGATTTAGGGCCGGGGATGGGGCAATGATATGCCGGTCTACGAATACAAATGCAAGAAATGCAGGCGTTCCCTTGAGGAGATGCACCCCATAACCGCGATCCCCGACCGCGTGAAATGCAAATGCGGAGCGATGGCACGGAAGGTTTACAGCCGGGGGGCAGTCTTGACGGACGGGGATGTGAAATGGCTTGAAAGCGCCAAGGCCACGCTACCGAAAGATGCCGAAAACATCCAAACGAGAAGTGAGCATAAGCGGTATCTCCGCGATCACAACCTGGCCTGCATAGGGTAGTAATGGAAAAGGAAGACAAGATAGCCGATGTTCTGGCCGCTGTAAGAGAGGCGATAATTCCCTTGACATTCGGCAAATATACTGGCAAGGTAGAGCTGACACTTGAGGTCAACCTGACCCAGGGCGGTATCGGAGACACTTTTTTGCATACTCACGCGAGGGAGAAAATAGCAAAGTGTAAGACATAGGGGAGCCACGATGCAAGCAGCAGTAGCTGAAACGAACATAACCGCGAGAGAGCAAAAATCCGCTTTTATGAGGGTGTGGCGGGAGAGCCATAGAGCGGAAATCGCGGCCTATGATCTTGCCCATAAAGAAGAAGAATCCATCCGTCATAAGGCGTGGGCTAAGGCCAACCCAGAACTGGTTGCGGCCAAAAATAGGAGATTCAGAGAGTCGCACAGGGACTATGACCGGGAATACTATGAAGAAAACAAGGTTAGGATAACAGCTACCAATAAAGCGTGGGCGGAAGCTAATCCCGAAAAAGTAAAAGAAAGAGGTAGGTTGTGGGCCGAAGAAAATCCCGGTAAGGTTAAAAGCAAAAATCATATAAAGAGGGCAAGGAAGTGCCAAGCGACAATCGAGACTTTTCCGGTGCTTGAGGTTTTTGAGCGCGACAGTTATGTCTGCCAGCTCTGCCATAAGAAGGTTAACCGCCGACTGAAATGGCCCCACCCATTGAGCGCAACGCTTGACCATATCGTTGCCCTTGCAAAAGGAGGAGCCCACTCTCGGCAAAATACCCAGTTAGCGCATTTGGTTTGTAATATGAGAGCATTTACGGGAGGAGTAAAACAGCTAAGGCTGCTGTAATTTATAAAGGGTACTAAAAGCCCCTGAAACGGGAAGCTTGAAGCCCTGGTCCGAGGACAACACGTAAAGCGTGCCTCGGGTCAGGGCTTTTTTATTTTAGTTCAACAACTTCGGGCAGACTGGCCATGGGTCCGAAAGGGCAGCCCAAATCTTCCAGTTCCGAGAATAGGAGAAGGAAAATGACGACAGAAGCGAAGGGATCAGACAACGTAGCGGATCAGGGCGTGGATACCAGTATCGGCGGGACCGGATTTAAAACTCCCGAAGATCTGGCCACGGGATACCTCAACTTGCAGAAAAAGCTCGGAGAACAAGGAGCAGAACTGGGCACTGTGCGGAAAGCGCATGACTCGCTCAGCAAGCAAGCAGAGGTTCTCGCAATGACCCTGAAAGATCAACTGGGGAAGGGGCAGGCACCTACGGCGGAACAGCCGAAGGTCGTTGATTATAGTGTGGAGATCGCAGCCGTGGACAAGCAGATCGAGGAGCTTGATCCAATGGTGGAAGGGTATCAACGCACTTTAGCCACACTGAACGCCAAGGCTCGCCAACTGACGGCACTGGACACGAAGGATCGAACCTTAAAGGCGTCTCATGAAGTCTTTACGAAGGAGTTATCCGACCGTGATGTTAAAGCCGCCCACGAAGCCTTCTACAGGGAAAATCCCAGTTATTCCACCCCGGAAATGCAGGCGAAGATCAAAGAGTATATCGCCAAAGACAGGACCGGCATGTCTGATTCGCTCTCGGCGTTCCGCGAAATCCAGAGAGACGAGATCGCAGTAGAGACCAAACGCCTCATGGACGAGAATGCAGTAGAGACCAAACGCCTCATGGACGAGAATGCGGAATACAAAAAGCGACTGAACCTCGCAAAAGGCACAGACGAAACAGGAAAGGTGATTGTCAAGGGCCAAAGCCCCGGACAGTCAACAAATCAACCAAAAGCAACCGGCAAGGATCTGGACGCTGGCATGGCCGCAGCGTTAAAGGCGGCACGCGGCGCCTGATCCTGCCTGAATAGGAGAAAAGATCATGTCTTTAATCAATCAGCTCAACGCGACCACAGAATATTTCTGGCTCAACACCGAGCCGCCGGTGGACATCCTCAATAAAGCGTCAGCCCTGCTCTGGAAACTGATGGGTAACGCGCTCGTCAACGACAACTGGAATATCAAGGCGCACGAGACCGTTGACGGCGGGAAGATGGTCAAGGTCCCCCTGAAGTATGCGGGCAGTAATCGTGGCGGGTATTCGGCAAATACCATCATCAATCAGTCCAAAAGGGATATCATCGATGCGGCCCGGTTTGGGTGGGGAGGCGCCTACGGGTCCAACACCCTGAACCTCGATGACCTTACCGAGAACACCGGCGATGAGGCCATTATTGATCTAACCAAACAGTACATGCAGTCGATTATCGAATCCGCCCGGATTCAGTTAGCGGCAGACGTGATCGCTGCGGCCTCTGCGGGTTTGACGGCAGATGGGTCAGTTCATATCAACGGCCTCGACGACCTGTTCAACATGGCATCCGGTACCCTGGGGGCTACCTCTGTCCATTACGGATCGATCACAGAGGCGGAATTGCCTGCATGGAAGGCCAACGTCATCTCAACCGCAGAGGCAATTTCTTTTGAGGTAATGCAGAAGGTTTGGCGAACCCCCGACATGGGAGATGCAGCCGAAAAACTGCCGGATTGGGTCTGCACCACAGCCCTCCTGAAAGACGGTTACGAACGGTCCCTCCATCCTCAACAGAGGTACACAAATACCGATGTGCTCAACGCTGGGTGGAAGAATGTAACCTTCCGCGATGCCCCAATTGTAGCGGATAGCGGAATCGCCACGGGGCGTCTTTACGCCCTTAACCTCGGAGCCCTCAGCCTCCGGAGCCATAAGGATTACAATTTCACTGCACCAAAATGGGTGTCAAAGGAAGTCCTCGGACAGCCCGACGTTATTACAGCGGATACCAGATTCAGGGGGAACCTGTATTGCAA